TAGTGTTTTCTATAATGCTAATGTATTTGTAATAGAGACCAAATGGGGTATATTTTAGGTAACTCTTGAATTATCAAGTTTTATCAAGTTTAATGTAACGGTCAGGGCGATACCGAAATATCATGATATATGCATCATCTTATATCATGACATCCGTTCCGATAATTTGCTATAAAAAATTATGTTACTAATATAACTTAAAGGGTTTGCAATAAAATCTGACATCTTATTCACATCACATTGCATCATATTAAATGTCTTCTTCATTTTCAGATGATTTGTATGTGACTAACCCGATTCATCCTATATCTGAAACGACATCGCGTTCAAATCCGGATGATACAAAAGAATACCAGCGTCTTTTACATGCAAAACGTTTAGGTTCAACTACATACCCAGCAAATGTTCCATCATTTGCACGTTCGAACGATGCCTATCGGGCGTCATCTGGACATCCGAATAATCGACCATCGTCATTCCATTCAAGTCTATCTGTACCCGGAGATAGTCCCGGTTTTGACCAATATATGCGATTTGCATCGATGGATAAGTGGCAAGGTATTCGACGAACTACACTCAATATCGACAGTCGTAATCGTCGTAAGGTGACATACTATGACCGTTTAGATATGACCATACGTCGATACAATGAATTTGCACAACCCGAATTCAATCGTCCATTTCTATTCGAAGGTAACTCAAATACTGTCTATCTATTACTCGAAACGCAATTTACAACGTCTATTGAAAATCAACAATTCATCATATTATCGGCACCTGAATCGACATTCTTGACCATCGGAAGTGAAGATAGTAATTTCATATTCGATACTTTAAATGCGGGACCGATTTTCTTTGTCGATAAGTTCATCTATGACCCACTCGTTGATTCAACTGATACGACATCTGTAGATGGACGTATATCGAATACAGTTTCTTCCTATTTAGACGAACATATCGTCACGAAACCGGAAGTCGATAATGTCAATATTACGACAAAAAAATACAAGTATAACGTCATACGTTTTCAAATTCAAACGTCGATTGACTCGAGTCTGATTAAGCGCGGTTATATCGGCGATTTAAGTGTAAAAGTGTCATTTATTTCAAATATGCGTCAGGCATTCCCGAACACATCGCATTATATGATGAACCTCGGTAAAACATTCACAAATATCTATTCCGTTCGTCTTGTATCCACCGAAATTCCAAACACCGCATATACATTCAATAATAACGTCATCAACAGTGATTTTGGGCGTCTTAAATTGAAAACAGAGGTCAATAACAAGTTACGTTGGATATACAAGAACGATAAGATTACACAACCGAATTACCATGTCATCGCAGGTAGTCTATTCAATGACTTTACGGATGCGAACGGCATTACGATTACAGATACACTGTCCGTACAACAGGAGGACCATTTTAATTACATCGCAGGTCTCTATCAACTCACAAACTTGAGTAACCCGACATTCGAAAGAAGTTCATCGGTATTTGATACATTTCAAAGACGATTGAGTGTCCATCAGATTCAAAACGCATACACTGTCAATGATGATAACCGGGTAATTAAGAAGAATAATTATTTCGATACACGGTATTTATTCGAATTGACGGATAGGTCCGTGTCCGATAGTTCAATACGAAACCTCGGATTTAACTTACCGAATACGATATTCACCACACATGAATTGATACATTCGTATTTCCAGTCAATATACAAGTCGTTTCTATTCTTTCACGGACGATACAATACAGAAGAAACCACATTTAATGCGACGACATTGAATGTCAGTTATAATTACATCGACGGGTTATCCAACGTGAATATTCCACCGACCAATCGTACTGTATTCTTTTTTAATCCGTCGTCGCATCGTGTTGTCATCAGTATTCACATGGACAATGCAGATAGCACATATACCGATTATATTAAAAATTCGATATTACCCTTGATTTATCCAGAAGGTACAGAATCATCGACGGTATTCCACAATTATCCATTACGTATTCAATTTCATTCACTTACCAATACCGATATGACTAAAATGACTGCCTATACGGTCGATGTAGTAAAGATAAAATACGAAGGACAATATCGCTATGCGAGTGGATTCTCTACAACGTCGTCGGCATATCGTGTGCATTATTCATTCCAGTATATCCCAGTCTCCGGTATGTATGATACAATCGGGCAATTGGTCTATTCGCTTAATGAACGTCTTATAATGACCATTTGGAATCCGTTGTCGAATGATGTACAGATGGAATTGCAAAAAAGAAACCCGTTCATCTATTCTCAATTACAAAGATATTCCCTAATGACACGTTGCGAGTCATATCCTCTGTATTATTATACGCGTAATACGGCGATACCTGATAGTGTGCAAGGTTACGAATTGTTATCTTATAAACCATTCTATGCAGACGCAGATTCACCTTTTATATGCAATGTTTCCAAGGAAATGACATTTATTTTCAATTCTCGACTTGAAATACCACTCACGTTCAGAACCTATACAACTGGTGCAAAACCTGTAAAAGGACAGTTTATGGTCGATGTATCTACGAAAACAATCTTATTATCCATCGAAGATGTTCCATCGAATTTCATGGAAGTAGTTGAATCAAATCCGTATATTGTGATTTCGAATCACTACTTTGTCATCGACACCCGTAATTCATTCCGCTCGTTCGTGAATAATAACGGTGACCGCATCATCCATATTGTATATACCCATTCCAGTTATAGTAACGGTATGACACGAACGGATGTGTTTAAATCATTTACCAATGGGTCCGCCCTTACCATAAAATTACAAAGTCCAAAATGGGAAAATCTACGTCAGATTATATTTGGATACAATACGGACAATATTGATGGGTCCGCATCATCAACACACTTTACAACCGAACAATTATTCGGACAATTTCGTCGCGACATTGGTATCCTTCGTATGACGAAATACAATGATGCAACCGTTACGGCGGAGTATCATAAGTATATGGAACTGTTCATTAGTTCATATCAGTTACTCGATGCGTCGTCGGGTATTGTATACGCAGATTCGGATGTGATGAACGTGTCCGTCAATTCATTTGCAAGTAATATTTCCAATTCCTATTTACTGATGAATGTACGTATCAAAGACAATCGCGACTTCTTTGAACATCAGACCCATGAATTCAGTGGGTTGATTGATTCTACAATGAAATGTAATGTATATGTTTTCCAAGAAATACAACGTGTCTATCTCCGTAATTCGATTCAATCCTATATATCAATTGTCACGACAAACGTCGATACGATAGATGGTGGTTTTGCAGTGAATGTATACAACGGTTTCAATTTTCAAAATTCGTCACAAAAGTATGTCTATGATACCAACGTGAATTCCATTCCTTACATGTTTGATATGGCACAATACAATCAATTACGTCTTAATGATTTCACCGATATGCTGGACCTTACGAAATACGATATCATTGGGTTATCTAAAATCGCATATAATACAGGTTTGACGAATACCCAATTCGCATCCGAATATATCGAGGAATCGTCCAAACCATCGATGGTCATCTATCCGTCCGTTGATGAAAATTCAACACGCCATTTCCTTCCATATACTCTATCTGAAACAACAGACAATGCATCAATTTCAGACTTGAAAGAATATACAAGATATCCGGTCTATCAACTTGACATCGAACCATCCAAATATACGGAAGAATCACTCACGCAATACATTACACGTAACATGGGTCGCGTCAAACGTAAAACCTACGATTACCAACAAGAAATATTCACCAATGACAGTGTCGTCCATACACAAAGTAGCATCCTCTATGAATCCGATAGTCAATCCGAATGTAAAACGGTTGTGTCGATCAAACGTGCATCCAATAGTATCCAATTCAAACAATATCGCAAAGTGTTCGATGCATATACATATTCATCGTTATCGAGCAGAACACCGCGTCGCGTATTTGCAAATCAGGGATTCCCCTATATCCATTTTCATATACCAGAAGTGTCACTTGCAAACGGTTCATTAATATACATTGAAGGACTACCTGCGATTGACAGCATTATGCCGTCGTCTTTGAACACCGAACACACAGTCATTCTACCGCGCAATTATCGTGTAAAAATGCGTCAATTACTGCCATTACCTGTCAATATTACGCAAATCAATACACGCGAGAACTTATTCAAAACAGACAAGGGTGCATATATCGACAATGCATGGAATGACCTCTATAACATGTATGTCAACTATGTCAATCAATCCGTGAATAACGACAGTGTTCGGGACCCAACGGTCGAATTTATTATTGAAAATATACTTGGACTAAATGAATCCGGTTACATCCATCATACTTCCGATGCAATTCAGGCATATCGCCAGTCGTCTTATACGTATGAATCCGATACATTTCTCCCGCCAAATAACGAGTCACAACTCTATCGAAAGGACTTACGGATGTCGTATATGAATATTCATGGAACCAATACACGATACGCTAATAGTCTCACATACAATGGAAATACAATCACGAATGCGACGCGTAATCGCTACGGTCTTGAATACATATCGAGTGCTTGGGTAAATACCGCACGTAATGGTAATACACTCTGGAACGAATATCGAAATACCGATGACCTCACTGCGACTCCTGCATTCCGCACATCGTTATTGCACGGCGAATGCTTTGTTCGATTATCCGATATGCACCGTTCGGATACACATATGAATATCGGTCGCATTACACATATGACCAATACACCGGACATGAATGGTAACTTCGACATCCAATTCGATTTATTCACAGATAATGCGGGGCAATTCTCAATGTTCGATATCGTGATCGGTCTAGATTCACAGACCATTGCAATACTGGTTCCATATGACTATGAATATTCGCAGATGCCATCCGTCGATATGATATTGATGGGTCTTGGTGCATACTTATTACATCGCTATAGTCGCGTTCCAAATCATATTGCGGGTATCATTCAGTCCGTCGATGATCTGATCGAAAGTCGCGGGCGATTATCAAAGCAGTTTATCCGCAGTGCAAACCAATGGACGATACAGGAAAATCGAACACATATTGGATTCTATATCAAGACGGATACCGTTCCGACCACTTCTATTTTGACGGGTGTCGTTTCTCCGCAATTACGTGTATATGTTCCGGAATTCTTCCGTTTTATCGATGATACGGATACACCATTGCGTCTATTCGGTTTCGAAAACACGACCTATAATAACCAATTCAACTATTTCAAAGACAATTATACACCGTTCCAATCTGCATTAATCAATCGTAGTTATTCAACACACTTCCAGAAAAAAGAAGCATTTATCGTATTCGAAGCAAAAGAAGTCAATAATTACGAAGTGAATGATATGATTTACATTGAAGACCACCGCATTATACAGAAGGATATCATGGTTTTCAAAGAACGTTATGCAGGTGTAAAACGCCTTGAACCGATGAGCAGTTATTTAACCCGACTAGAAACCATTTATAATGCACAAGTATTGAACTATAACGGTGTATCAAGACGCACGATTGCACAGAAAAAGTCGCCATCAACCTATCAGACAGACTACTTTGTCGATACGGTTTCGACATTTACGTCCCATCGAACTGCACGAATGGGCATACCTTATCGCAACCGAATCATCGCACATCATTTTCACGAAGATGCAGATAATATATCGGTCAATTATTCCTTGTATTATAAAGTTGCACCGGTGACAGTTCTTCTATCACGAGCAGATGCGAACACCTCACAAGTATTCGATGTGTCTTATAGTATAACCGATGGATTGTCCGTATTTATCAACAATCAAGATATTCTTTCGTCATTTAAGGCACAATCCTGCGCATATCATTGCAATTTGATACCGACAGAAATACTCGACGATTTATATGAACGCACACGCCAGACGATTACATTTTACAAAGATGAACGTAGTAATCGTTTCGTGTCATCCACCGTCTATGATGAACTACCTATAAAACAGACGGTTTCTTATACCATACGTGTCCATCTATTCCGACGCCCGATTATGTGTAACCAAATTGATATTTCAGCAAACGGTGCAATGCAAGTACGCTCCTATGAACCAATCGGCATCCTCGAACGAATTATGACCAATTGGATGACACATATGACCGACTATTATGCACACGATGTCGCAAAGGCATATTATTTTGACCAACGGTATAATCCACATCTCTATCGAAACCGTATCTTGAAGTTCCGTGTATGTCCGATCGATACACTCGGGTTCAGTTACGAACCTGCCGTCACATCTGGTGCACTCTATACGAGTTCTACGAGTGGTCCATCGCGTCTATGTAAGAGTCGTTCGCGCAGGTTGTTCCCATATATCGAATACCACACCGCAGAAACCTACGATAGAACCGACGACGGTGAAGAAATCGTCCCGACATCATATGTCTATCGAACATTTGGTCGTCCTCAACAGGAAAAAACAAATACACAGGTAGATTCGCGCGTATTTTTACCAGGAATGGGAGTCTATGCAATTCAAGAAACACTCGATAGTAGCGCGAATGGTACAGGACGATTACCTGCATATGCATATACGTATCGTTCGACATTTGTCGGATATGTGTTGAATACGTCGATACGCTACGACAAAGAAACTATGGAATATGCTCGTCAGTATGTGATTGAGGATGAATCGTTCTCTGCGGTCGATGCATCCAACGCGACATGGAGTGAATACGAAATCTACATATTGATGGACGAACAAATCCAGACACGTGACGATGTCAATACACTATTTGACAAACTCAATAAGGATTATACACATATCGTCTATGACGCAGGTGCAAAAGAGAGCGAACGTATCGTCATCGACGGTATCATGCAACAATCACGCAAACCCTACTCGTATAATTATACATATGATGCGTCTGCAAATACCGTCACCCTATCGTCCTTAACAAGTTCGACGATTCCATCTTCCGAGTATGCCTATCTTATTCCGGAAAATCGATATGGTCACTGTGCATTATGGGACATGAATACCTCGTCGATTGTTTATACGGAAACGGACAGACGCGACACAAGTAACCAGCAAATTGCAACAAACAATGTTGATGGTCTATTGAATCTGACCGCGTCGAATCTCGTTATTAATCGACCACAACTCAACCGAACATTGACGGGATATTCATTCCAAACCCGCCTTGCATGTGCTACACTTGTTCAACGTCCGGTTCTCTATACGGATGAGGGACAATCAGGTGATGTCTCTGGAAATTCCCGTTTATTTATAACTGGTGAATATGACCTTTTCTACAAGGAGTTTGTTGAATCAAAGACGGTTGCACATTATGACCCGGTCTATGATAAAGATACATTGGACTATCTCAATACGCATCAGTATCCATTAGATAATCCGCGTTCCAATAATTTCCGTTCGAAGAACACCAAGGAATACGACGCACATGCCGGTTATTTAGACGATACACGTCAGAACTCATTTGAATTCGCAGATGCGACAACCTATACGGATAATGACCGTATAGCAACTGCTGAATTGAAATCGCGCATATCGTTCGAAAGTGGTGACGACATGGTATTTATACGCGCAACCAAGGAGACTGATGGAATTCCATCCACTGAAATCGTAAAGGTATTCACCGGCGCATTGCTACCTTGTATATTTTTAGACGACACGCGATATATACAATCGAAGTGGAATCAGCAATTCATTAATACATGTATTCTCGATATGGACTATTATGATAAATCACTTGAATCATTTCACAAAGTGCCATGTTTATTGAAAGCACGTGGTTATAATTTAGACATTGTCGGTAATATGTCGGAAGACTTTGAACAACGGACCGACATCGACAAGTATGATTACAATTTTATGTATGCAACGGGGTATACTGAACGTACCGACTTGTCTGGCAGTGTCCTATCGGTTTATCCGTATCAAGAATACGCGAATCGTGCGACGAGTCCATTTACGTACAACGACCTCATGGAAGGTTATCGTCTATATCAATTGAAAGGATGTATGGTTATTACGTATCCATTTATTAACACGTTCGAAGGTTCCTATCCATACAATAGTCTGGACTTTTCCGAAATCGGTATTATTGAACTTGCATCCACCAATACGGTCACGAATCACGTCGATTGTATATTGGAAAACCGTTTATACGAAACGTACAATATTACGAATCCAAATGATACATTCCAACCACTTATCTCAATACCCTACAAAACCTATACAACATGTATCACGTCAGTCTATGACCGTATGTATTCGAGAAATGCGTCGAATATAGGTAATACATCCATATCCCATTGTATGAACTTACCAAATAAATCGGTGATTGCAATTGAAATGGCATCGAATATGGACTTTGAAACCGGAACGAATATCGATGAATATTTGATATACAACGATGTATTCATGAATGACAATACATTGGAACACAAGACGATGTTGTTGATTGATTACGGCGTCGAACGTCCGGTCGTCTATAAAGATGACGGAACCATCCCATTCACGATTGAATACAATAGCAATACAGACATCGAACAACAATTACCGATGCGTAAAACAACGGCATTTGCTCGTCTAGAACGACCATCTATGTCGCAATACCATCCACGTATGACGGACGTATTCGTCGATTCAATCGTGTCGATATTTTCGTTGGATGAATTAGTCCCATCCATGGGAAATATAGTGATTCGCCAAGGATATGGTGTATATCGTCAATATCCGGATTCAGATGGAAATATCCAGTATAAACGATATCCGGACGCAGAAGGAATCGGGCGAAATTACGCGATTGCAACGACCGATGTTGAAAAGGAACACTATATATGTTATGGAACGTATGTTTCTCTAGTCGATACAGATGGCGAAACGACGTATCCGCGCTACAAGTATGCGAATGTTACACACGTCGAAAATGTCGCAATTGATATGATATTCAATACATTCAATCTACCGACTGTTACACCAGATATGAGTGGAATGTTTATTCTTGTAAATAATATCGTCCCTGAATTGTATCGTTGTATCAACGATGCATGGATTCTTCAATCGAACATCGGATATGCAGGTCAAACATTCACCATCGATGCATCCTCTTCTTTTTACAATGGAAATGTGTATGTTTATGATGAAGAAATGAACAAATTCATACCGGTATATCAGTCTGAAATATATCACGACCCCGTGTTCTATAGTCAATTCGTCTATGATAAAGTTGATTTCGAAGTCATTACTGCGGATACGACTGTAATAGATGCCGGATACTTTCCGCGTCATTCGAAAGTCATGGTCCGTACATACGCATCCGATTTTTCAATCGAAACTTCTGCACGTTTTTATGAGGTCAATGGAATCATAGGACGTGATGCATCGTCTAACTATTTCAAAGAATATACAGATACAGTTCCTGATGGTGTAACAATACGATCAAACTATGCAGGTTATAGTGACGTGTCGGGTGCAGGTGGTCGATACATTGGTGGCGAATTAACTTACATTGTTGCGCATAAAAAATTTATCTACAAGACCACTGGATTATTCCAGATTGAACCAACGGTCATGAGTAGTTACCATCCGTCATTCCGTATTCAAGACATCATCCAGAATGAACCATTACAATATCAGGGTAAAAATCCGTCACAGAAGGATGTCTATCGTCTAATTGCACCAGCTACACTATACACATCGGATATTAGTGGAGGTGCGGGTACAGAAGTATTCTACTTAACAGAAGATGGAACGCCTAATTCGTTGTTTTACAAATATACAGTTGGAACCTCGCGCATTCTTGTAGAAAACAATGCACCGGATATTTCAAGTTCGGGTTTCGATACACAATTTACATTTAGTGTATCGAGTCACCTATTTGGTCGTAGTCACATTATCTATGTGGCGTCCCAATTGCCTGAACGGTCATTACAAGTGGTCTATCCGGAACATGCAGAACTCGCAGTCTTTGATATTTTAACCGCAAAACAATTATCTGAAATACAAGACGAATGTGCGCGATATCCTAATCTCGTCGGAGACGGTGAATTGGTTGTTACATATGATTGTAATGTCTATCAATATCGTCGTAGTCAAAGTCAATTTGTCGCATATAACAACAATTTAATTGTCGGAAAACGAATTTATGTCTATGGCACATTCACAGGTAATCGCGGGAAATTGTTCCAGCGTATCAGTAATATTGTTCCATTAATATCCACGTCGCAAGTCTATGCAGATTATCATGTTGCTGACCTACTCCAAATATCGAATGATAGTGTATATTTGACCGAAATTGCAGACCGTGTGGCAAAGAAACAGATACAACCGTATGAGTTATTACTAGTCTATCGTGCGACACAATCTGAACAACGTTATTCCGTATATCGCGTCGATGGTTCAGGAATCGCACAACCTGTCTCCATTGATGGTTCGTTACAGGGGTCTTCGAATACATCCGTGTTCCCAATTGTAGGTCGCACTTTCTTTATTAATGGTGCGAATTCGGATATGCGCGGGTGTATGTATCGATTCCATTCATCTCGGGAATTACATCAAGTGGTCATCGGAACTACGGATATCGTCCTGCCGGTGTATTACCCAGAGAACACACGTGTTATATCCATGACAAATCCACTACGTGATCGTTCGAGTGCAACCGACCTATACAGCAACAATTTGACGACACAACCATTTTTATCAGGTAATCAATGGTATACGAAAGTGTTTTACAAAGGAAGTTTGCGAAACCTTGTACCGTACATGGACATCGATGGAACAGAACATCCGATATTTAGTAATATTACGTCTGACCATTATAGTAACGGTGGAGAACGATGCTTCGAAACAACGGAAAGTCATCGTCTGTTTTTCTCTGGAATGAAGGGTCTTCGAATTCCATTTATTAATATATCGCCGAGACATTCTACTTCGGCAAACAATACAGGTTCTCTAACCGGTTCATTTTATTACGGAAAAGTAGCGGACTACAGTATTCCAGTTCCATCAGACTATCTCACGATATCTGACCCAATCTCCGAAGACTACTCCGCATATTTATCGAATGGTCGAACCATACGGAAGATACAAGGACGATTTGAAAAAGGTCGAACGGAATGGGATTATACTGACATGGACTATCGATTTCGCCTGACGGATGAGGAATATGAGTATCCGTATATCATCATACCAGGTTTCCACTTGGGATACGGTGGACGCATTCAGGAACGCCAAGACGAGGAATATGTGAATTCGATTATAAACAATGATAACGGACTGCGCGTATCACGAATTAGTCAACTCGGGGGCAAGCAGTATATCTACACTGAACTACCGGTTCAACATTCCGAATATTTTGAAAAAAATTGGGATGATGTTCCATCCAAGATGAACATCCGTGGTCGTAATCGACGTTACGCGTTACCTTATGATATGCAATTCGAGTATGTCGATAAATTGTTTAAGAATCCGGATTACCTCGATGGAATGGTCACGATATTCGGAACAGGTGGTCGTATTGTCAAGAAACGCATTAATAATCCATACCAATTGAATCAGAATAACTATGTATTTTTAGTCATACCGGACCTGAACCATATCGATAATACCCAAAATACGCTATTCTCTGGAAATGATGGTGCATTTGCAAAGATATTATTACCCGGCGATTCAAATCGTGTGGTCTATAAGAGTCATGTAGGTTCGACGAAAGTCTATTATGATATGTTGTTTAATAATCTGAGTGAGTTGGAAATCGCATTCGTCACAAACAAAGGAACACTCTTCGATTTCAACGGTGCAGAACATTCATTCACATTGGAAATTACCGAACTGATTGATAAGATGGAATATGTCGATGCACAAACCGGCAATATTCGCCATTAGATGCATACAATTGCGTTTGCATTCTTATAGTAATCCGTGTGATTACTATAGAAATGAATCGTTTTCCACCAACAACATCAGGTTCCAATTCCGGTAATACGAATACTGGACGATTCGATTATTCACGGATTCAGGAAATCACACAGACCATGAAAGAGCGATTGAAGAAGAAGTTCGAAACGACGACAATGCGAGAGTCGGACAAGGACCATGTATCGGAAACTTATTCGGAATCGAGCGTTCTCGACAATTATATCAGTGAAGTGGAACGCCTATTCCTCGATGGTGTATATAATGGAGATTTGCGTGTCACTGGGAAAATCATTGCAGATTCGATTGAAACAAATGTCCCAGTCGTTCGTTCGGATGATACTCGTGATACCCGGGATACCCGGGATACCCGAGATAATATACGCGAAACCTTAAAAGAATCAGTTTTATGGTTACGACAAAAAATAAAGGAATCTACGATAGAGGATTCGCGGTTGATTCGTTGTCGCTTTCTACATCCGGACTTTGTGAATGAAGTCCGATTTCGAGACAATATACTATGCGAACAGAAGGTTCGTATCGGTGGAACACAAGATACGAATAATGCATTGGAGGTCACGGGTAACTTCGCTGTCGATACAAATACATTATATGTCGATTCATCCAATAATCGTGTAGGTATTGGTAAATCGACTCCGGAGGTGACATTGGACGTGAGTGGTAACTTAGCAGTCAATGGTAATACGCTCTATGTCGATTCATTGAATAATCGTGTAGGTATTGGTAAATCGACACCGGAGGTGACATTGGATGTGAGTGGTAATTTTGCCGTCGATGTCAATACATTGTATGTCGATTCATCTAATAACCGTGTCGGTATCGGTAAGACAAATCCAATGACTGAATTAGATGTAAGTGGTAATATGGTTGTATCAGGTGATATCACAACACCGGTATTATCGGGACAAGTTGGATATTTTGCAATCAGTAGTGCACCAACAGGATGGTTAAAATGTAATGGTGCAACGATATCGAGGACAACTTATGCAAACTTATTTAATGCAATCGTTCCGCGGTCAGAGGTGACTATATCGATTGCAAGTCCCGCAGTGATTACATGGAATAATCACGGACGTGCCATAGGAGATATAATATACTTTACAACCACTGGCGGATTACCTACTGGTTTAACTGCAACTACAACAGCGTATTATATCATATCGTCGGGTTTCACAAATGGGTCATTTCGCGTTTCAACATCAATTAATGGAACTGCAGTAAATACATCCGGGACACAATCAGGAACACATACTGCATGGAATGCACCGTTCGGTTTTGGAGATGGAAGTACTACATTTCGGATACCTGATTTACGGGGTTTATTTATTCGTGGATTTCATGATGGTTCAACTACATATGAAACAGATACAACACGTATCTTTGGTAGTTATCAGATAGATGAATTAAAAAGTCACCGACATGAAATACAAAATAGTAACTACGAGTCAAATTGGGATACCCAATTTTATGGAGAATCCGGAGGAGCTGCAAATCAAGGTTCTTCATATACTCAATATACGGGTGGTAATGAAACTCGCCCTCGCAACATTGCCTTACTTGCATGTATTAAATACTAATCCATTTTGTTATAAAAATCAAAAATATCAAATTGTCTTTTATAGCAAAACGCGTATCGTTAGCGACAAGGAAACCTATATAGAGCATAGAGCAATAACGATGTTCGTTTATAATTACCATCCGGATACAAAAGTATTTACCTATCAAGAACCCGCAGACCCAGACCCAGAAGAAAACGGTCGTTATCTATTACCCGCACATGCCACATTTGTCCCAATTCCGACATCTACGATAGATAACCAAGAATATGAATATGTGTGGAATGAGAAGGAGGATAAATGGGATATTCGCGAAAAACCAAAGATACCACTTGAAGTCGTATGGACAAAGATACGGATGGAACGGAATCGCCTTTTATATGAAACCGATTGGATGTTTACCGTTCGTGACTATACGATGACTCCGGAAAAAGAAACTGCATGGCGTCGTTATCGTCAAGAATTGCGCGATTTACCACAGACTATATCAGACCCGTATAATGCCGTCCTGTGGCCGACGAAACCATCGACGGCATCGTGATTATTCTATTCGTATAAAGTAGTATAAGATGAGTTCATCGAAATCAATTATCCCGAAAGGAACCTGTCGTGTCGCAAACGCAGTCTGTCAGGATTCGGAGATGATAAAGGCCACACGTCAATTATTAGACGGGACAAAGACGAATAGTGTCCTCTCCGCAATTTCACCGTTGTCCGATATGGACCGACGCGATATTGAAGGTGCATTGATAAAATACGAAGAAGAATGTCGCCAATGTGCTCAATTAACTGGTAATGATGTGGAATGTATGGACATTGTAAAGGAAAACTTCCGACGTCGAATGCCATCCGCAATTCGTCAAATCTATCCATGGCGCAATTATGACTGGGACTACGGTACCCATGCAGAAAACAACTATTCGCCAGAAGCATTACCGAAACCATCAAATAGTATCAGTGGGATGTTTCAGGGAATTAAAAATATCGTAAAGACCGTCGATGGTATGATGTTTGTCGGAAGTCCGGATGCCGCATCTTCCGCATTTGGTTCGGACCGCAGTAGCGACTTTCCAGTCATTGGTTGTGGAAACGATGTCCGATGTCGCGGCAAGGAATATATGAAACGTATGCTGACCCAAGATGAAGTCCGCCGTATGAACAATCCGTTCTTAAAACGCAAACTCGACGGTGAAATGAGTTCATCTTATTTCTTTCAAATTGGCACATGTCCTCGCGACGACATCGTCGATGAGAAAACGTGTCGTAAAAATGGATTTATATGGAATGTCGACCGCTTTGATAAGTCCGGTGGTAATTGTAATCAACCGCGTTATGCATTTGTCGATAACTCTGCGAAACCATTCGTCGGGGGTAGTAACGCAAAAGGGCAAATTATCGCAGTTACGTCGAACATTAGCGAAATCGCAGATATCGACATTCTTGGAGGATTCTTGGAACGTTCCAGTGGAAGTTTGGAAATCATGCAGTGTCCTGAAGTAAAACGTAAAGAGGCATTCACGACAGGACCTTCACGTCTCCACGTGTCAGAGTCAGAATCTACAGTGTCAAAGATAGTATCCATGGTCGTTGTCGTCGGATTACTATCCACGTTGTTATACGGTATACGGAAACATAGAAGATAATCTACAAACATAGTAAGAAGCGAACACGTTTGTCTTACGATGTGTGACAAGAATCCAACCCATATCTACATTGTCGAGAAACTCAAGATGGCAATCGCGAACCCGACCAATACAACGACGGAAAAGAAACAGTTAGAAAAAGCGAAACTGGTCTATGAACAAAACTGTGCGACTTGCAAACGTGGTAGTAACGACAAAGAGTGCCTCGAACTTGCGCTTGATGAATTATTGAGACAGATGCCGGACAAGAAAGGCGATGTGTATCCATGGCGGAATTACGAATGGAGTTATTCAAACTATGTCAATAATAATTACAGTGCATCCGCAACTGGTTCCAGTGAGAGAAATGGTTTATTTCGTAATATGGGGATATTCATGCGACTCGTCGGTGGATTTATATCCGACCCGAATCCCGCAGACAATTCAATTGCAGGTGGGCGTTCTGTGACCGATAGAAGCAGTGATTTCCCCGTATTCGAATGTCGCGGGAAAGAGGCACGATGTGTTGCCCGACATCAGGTGATACGGAATTCGCCATCTGGAGATAGCCCTCCGTATAATGACCCATTTTTCAATAAATCCACTACGGGAACAAGGTCATCGTCCTACTTTGTCAAAGTCGGAAAATGCGCGCGTCCAGATATTACGGATGCCGAAACGTGTACAGGAAGAGGATATGACTGGGATAAATCGAAGGGGGCATGTTCCCAAGGACGATACGCGTATATGGACAATAGTCCATCGTCGATACCACTCTTGCGCGGTCTCGTTCCTTCTATTGCATCCGATTCACTCGCAATTACGCCGGGTGCTATCGGACTAGCATTTTCAGGGAATGATTCCTATGGAATGAAAGTTCAAGAATGCCCTGCGGTTACGGAAGAAGGTTTCAGAGTAAGCGGTCGTTCCGGACGAATGTCGGTAAGTATATTTGCATGGGGATTCGTTGCAGGTTTGATACTCCATGAATTATATGTATGTCGTTGCAAAAGATAATAATAAAAATAAGTGTTATTCTACGTATTTTCATTAGTATAGAGGGTTACGATGGCATCGATTACGATGGCATCGATTACGACGATGACGACGACGCCGAGGATACCGGTTCTAATACGATTGTGATCGGTGCAGTGTTGCCGATGGTATAATCTTCTTCGAATCTCGAATGGAAACTTTCATGATGTGCGTCATCGATTGTATAGATATCGAATATCGGACGAGTCTGGTCTATATTTCCCGCATCGACTTCACTCGTGATTCTGTCTTCACCGTCTTCTAAGATGACATAGGCAATGTGATAGGGAGTGAGTTCTTCATCTTCGGATTCATCCTGGCGAACGATTGCAAACGCATTGCCGGTTACAGGGTCCGCACGTTCATTTGTATGGTCGCGGTATTGTTCCTGTGACAATTGGGATAATTTAATATTCGTCTTGTAATTCAATCCGAATAAACGTGTTTTCCCCTTTTCGACATTGACGTGTGCAACCTTCATTTGGGATGTCTTTCCGCGGTATCGTGGTTTCTTTACACAGAGACCTTCCGCATACATAAGACAATCCGGATTACCCACTTCGACTGCGGATGTGACCTTGTAATAATTATATTTCGTAAAAGAAGATGGGTAATCCGACGATGAACGTAATCCATAGAGTTGTTCCATATCGACATCGAGTAGCCAGTTGCGGAACTCGGTTAATTTCGATTCGTATCCGACGCGAATGTAGAAATGTTCAACTTCTATTGAATGTTCGCCGTAGTCTAGTGGCGGTAATACGGCAATACCAGATTGACTTACACGTGCACCCGATTCAATCAAACGACGTTTGGTGACCGGTTTGACCGCGGAACGAACGATTTTTGTTCGTGTCTTCGACTTCGATTTCGTCGGACCCAACGGGATTTTTGTAAGATTTTTTAATGCGGATAATCGACTGGACATGGTATCATATATATTATTGATATGTATATTTATTATCTATCTATGTGCAGATAATGTGGATGTGAATGCTTTCAAAATCATATTTATTGCACTATGTCCTTCATGATGACACTACGTAATAATCCGACAAACAATGGATGCGGACGTTCGTTCTTTGACGAGTATTCCGGATGGAATTGACAACCGATATAGAAAGGATGATTGGATATTTCCACGATTTCAACGAGGGAATCTTCTTCATTGAATCCGGATACAACCATTCCATATTCTTCCATTTGTTTGCAATATGCATGATTGAACTCATAACGATGACGGTGTCGTTCGGTGGTATGCGCCGAATTATAACAATATGCGGTGCATGTGTCCGGGCGAATCGTCGTCGTATAATTACCGAGACGCATCGTTCCACCCATTTTACCATCTTGACCCGGAATACTATCAATCACCGGAACACTCGTCGTCGGCATCCATTCCGTACTGGCTGCATCCGGGAATCCATTTGCGCGGAATAGTTCAACAACCATCACTTGCATTCCGAGACAGATGCCTAGTACAGGTATGCCCTTTTCGCGACACTGACGCGCCACTTCGATTTTACCTTCGATGCCTCGAGACCCGAAACCGCCTGGTATGATAACGGCATCCGTCGTTGTGCGGTCGATAGATATTTCCGCGGAGTCGCTGTCTATCCATTGTATCGTCGTTCGTACTCCTAGTCGTATCGATGCATGATCGATTGCACGGATAATTGATAGATACGTATCCGGCATATTCACATATTTACCCGCAATTGAAATACGAATCGCACCGGACTCTGCATCACTTGTATTCACTGCTGCATCGAAATGTGCTAATAATCCATAATATGAATCGTAACAAAAGGGGCGTGATTCGGGACACTGCAAACCGAATCTATCGTATAATTTTACGTCAATACCTTGTTTCAAGAAAACATGCGGGACATAGTAGATACTCGGAACATTCGTATTGATAATGATATTACGAATCGGGATATGACACTGGATACTTAATTTATGAATAAGGTCGTGGGGCGGTTCAGTCGGGGAACGAAGGATTAATAAATTCGGCGTAATACCGAGGGTTCGCAGAGTCGCAGTGGATTGTTGGGTTGGTTTCGTCTTGAGTTCTCCGCCGTTTTCAATCAATAGACTGACATGGACGAAACAGAATTCATAAGCATCATCGTTCATCGACATCTGCCGTATTGCTTCGATAAATGGACCGGTTTCCATATCGCCGACAGTTCCGCCCATTTCAATAATACAGAATTCGGGAATACGTCCTTCGATTGGAATATGGGCAACGCGATGAATCCACTCTTGGATTTCGTTCGTAATATGCGGAATGATTTGGACCGTTTTACCGAGATAGGCACCGTCGCGTTCCTTCTGTATGACGCGTTGGTATATCTTACCTGTAGTAATATTATGGTCTTTTGTGAAATTGATATTAAGGAATCGTTCATAGTTCCCGAGGTCTAAATCGACTTCACCGCCGTCTTCTAATACGTAACATTCGCCGTGTTCAAATGGTGACATCGTTCCCGCGTCGATATTAAGATAGGGGTCAATCTTGATTGCGGTGACGACGTGTCCCATCGATTTTAATATCAGTGCAACGGATGACGCGGTAATCCCCTTTCCGAGTCCGGAGACGACACCGCCGGTAATTACAATAAATCTCATCGGGTGTAGAATTGCGAATAAAAAATATATTCTTGTATGAATTGAAGATGTGAATTTGCTTTAACGTCGTGATGTCGCATTTTTGACATCAGGTGCAGATGTTCGTGCAAATTGTTGAAAGAATTGGTGATAGGATTTCTTGTTTTCGTTTCCTTTCTGTTCATCTTTAACTCCACTGTTGTCATTGGAACCGGTGTCATCACCGTCATCGCGGAAATCGACTTTCGAACGCGGTGACCTCTTTCGTGTAGATGGGATGGACGGGATAGTCGCAATCGATTCATCAACGGGGTCATCCTCCTCATCCGATAAGAGTTTTCGATAATATTCTTTTACCATCGGGTCGGTTTTCAATTTTCGCGGTTGGAATTTAATCAATGTTAGACCATCAAGCGAACGACACCGTGATAGTGCGACGTACATCTGTCCGTATTCGAATATACTGTCTCCGATATCGATAGCAACCTTGTCCAATGTCGACCCCTGTGACTTATGAATCGATATATTCCATGCCAACATAATCGGAACTTGGACGATTGTATAGTGCGGATAATTCCATGATTCCGGTTTGCAGATATACTCGCGAATACGACCTTTTTCATCTTCATATTCCACAATCGGATGACCGGTATAAGGGTCCGATAAGGAGACGACGATTCCACACTTTCCATTCGGGATAAACATCGTTCGTTCCGCATCGGCATATACATTCTTGTTAAACATGACCAATGCGCCGACTTTTATCTTCAACTGCTCGACAATCAGGGTATCACGGGGGAATTTGTGTTCGACCGGAATTTCCACATCGTCATTCGTGTCATCCTTTCGTTTGTGCGGTTTCAATAGTGCAGAGATGGTTCGCGAATCGCCGTCCAATTGTTCCAGGCGACGCGCATTCATCTCTTCGATGTCCTTCTTCACTGCATAGAGACGGGGTATCGTATCCGGTATCTGGGCAAGAGGTTTTATCTTTTGACAAAGGAGTCGTTCATTTTCTAATCGGAGACGACCGTTGCGAATTTCGCCTAGGATAGTCTGGAATGCGGTATCGTCCCTCTGACGAACAACTTCTGATAATACAATGATGCGGTCGCGCGGGAAAAGTGCATTCCATATAGGATTCTGGAACACGTATTTCTGTTCCGGTGACTTGTATTTGACCGGTGGTAATTGATGGAAGTCGCCGAGGGCAATCACTTGTATTCCGCCGATGAGACCGATTGTTTTACGGACGGAACGTGCAATATCGTTCAATAATGTCAGCATTTCATAGGACATCATCGAGATTTCGTCGATAATCAGAATCTGGGTTTCGCGGATTCGACGGCGACTGACGGGGGATAATGTGCGTAGAATGGTGTCGCGCAATTGTGTATATTCCATATTGTCCATATTCGGTATATATTTCATACCCAACCAACTGTGGAATGTCTGACCTTTCTCGAGTAAAGATGCGGATACTCCGGTTAAACTGGTTACAGATATTTTCTTATGGCGGTTTTCGAAATAGTTGATAATCTGATTCATCAGGAAACTCTTGCCGGTTCCTGCAGGTCCCGTGATAAACACGGAAGAACCTCGTATTGCGGTCTGGTATGCTTGTAACTGTGCGGTATTCATCGATGAACTCGTTGATTGAATTGTATCGCTACTCATGTTTGTTCGTGTATTGCAATACATCGCAATCCACACAGTTTTGTTATCAAAATTACCTTATGTCGCACATGTCATGTTCGTCCGCAACGTCGATACGTGTCGCGGATGCTTGTCTCTTTGGATATGTCGTTGGTGCAGTCTTCTCTGCCGTGAAATGCTTTTCCATTAGTTTATCGAGTGCGGATTCATATAGAAACTTGTCGGTATAATTGGTTCGCCGGACATTGGTTTGATGTCGTGTCAAACGTGTCGAACGAACTATTGTGAAAATGCGGTCCAATATCGATTGATATCGTACAATGTCCGTATGATGTTCGTCCATCTTTCGAATACGTTGTATATAAATCTTTGCGGATATCGCGAGTATAAACTTTTTCATATAATAGGACACCAACGGTTCCTGATGTGACGTATCGCGGACATCGAGTTGTCTATCAAGGTGTTCGACGTATCGAGGTGAGATACGTTGGATTGCGTTGCGGATATCTTTGCGTAGTTCGTTAATCCATTCGATGTCGCCGATATCGTCCAAGTCTTCATAGGTAGATTGCATGTAATTGCGATAGAGACGATTTATCGGTTTCGTAGAAGAATATGTATGTCCCATCTTTTATCGTAGGTCTAATATGTGCTATTTACATAAAAAAGTTTTTAGGATTTTATGTGGATAGGTCCGTATAAAATTGATAGTAAATTACTATAGTATTCGTATAATAATAACTTTACGAATATTATAAACATGTCATCTATGTCCGTTACAAAACCGCCAGTAAAATGGGTTGGTGGTAAAACGCAAATTATACACGACGTATTAGGATTATTTCCACAACGTATGAAAAATTATCATGAACCTTTCCTCGGAGGTGGTAGTGTTCTTCTTGGATTACTATCGTATATAAAACATGGAGCAATAACCGTATCGGGGAGGATATACGCAAGTGACGCCAATCCGTATCTAATTGGACTTTACAAGAATATACAGTCAGGTCCAGATGAACTATACAATGAAATCAAAGAATTCGCTGACGTGTTTTACCAATGCACTGGGACAGAGATCAATCGAAAACCGTCGAGTATCGACGAAGCAATGTCTTCGCCGGAATCATATTATTACTGGATACGTTCTCGTCTGAATTCCTTATTGTCATCTGAAGACCGGATGACACGGAATGCATCCGCAATGTTTGTGTTCTTAAATAAAACGTGCTTTCGCGGAATGTATCGAGAGGGTCCAAATGGTTTCAATGTTCCATTTGGCAATTATAAAAATCCAGTGATTGCCGATGTGGTCCATCTTCGCGAAATATCGGACCTTATAAAAGATGTTGTATTTGTATGCGGTTCGTATCGCGATACGTTATCGAAGGTGAAACGTGGCGATTTCGTCTATATGGACCCACCGTATGCATCTGAAAATGAAAAATCGTTCGTATCCTATACTTCATCCGGATTCAACGGAGAAGACCATGCACGACTATTCGGTATGTGTAATGATATACATCGTTCCGGTGCGAAACTATTGATGAGTAACGCAGATGTGAAACTGGTAACCGATTCCTTCCCAGTATCGGACTATAACACGTCACGAATCGTCTGCCGACGGGCAATCAATAGTAAGAACCCGGAATCAAAGACGAGTGAAGTGTTAATAAAAAATTATTAAGTGGTGCCGATTTCATTATGTCCTAAATAGTTTAATTTTGGTACAACCATTTATCGAGATTGTCAAAGTAGTCATCGTCATCGCCGTATAACACGGTTATATTATATTTTTTGAATAGGTCTCGAACAATGCTCCATTTCAATAAATCGCTATTGTATCGTTGTTTTAGATAATCGGATATACAATATGCATATTCGACACGATAGGTTGGAAAACATCGTTGATAATATTCGACGAACAATAGGAATGTGACTAACTTATCTTCCACACTACCACTTGTGTTTTGGTTTTTCTTTTCGATGATTTTTATAATATTCGGTTTCGTATTATCTTGTGATACGAAAACGTATGCTTCGTCTGGTTTGAATGAACTATTGCACTTACTAAATTTCATATCCGTGAAATGTTGGATATGTTGGATATATGATTTCATGTGTTGTTGCGTCAAGTATCGAACTTTGTAATTGCCAATCTCTTTCTCGAGATAAGTATGTTTTGACGATGGTATATTACACAAAGTGAATCCGCTAACGATTAGACGTGGTTCATTCGATGTTTTACTTTCAAATGAATTACCATTTTTTGTCGTATTTGCACCAGATGTCAAAAATGGATTAAATAGATTAAACCATTTTCCAATTAATAATCTACAGTGAGATTACAATCGATTATCGGATATACATCATTATCCGGGAACTATTATGTTCTATTTAATAGAAAAGGACATATCTTTATATCAGTATTTTAAGTGTAATGTTATATTTTAGTATAATCCATATAATCCATTTTTATCGACACCGGCACCTGTTCCTCGGTTACGCGGTCCGTCTTTACGAGGTCCCTTTTTGCGTTGTCGTATTTTACTCGTATCGGATGATACCGAAGATGTAGTTGTTTTACAAGTTCGTTTATTATGACCAAATAGACCACATTCTGAACATTTTATTTTATTAGAAGAGGTTGAAGACATTTTTTTGTTTTGTATTGTATTATTCATGGTCATGACGATAATCAAATTTAATGAATTGAATAATTGAAAAAATATATTGTTTTTTATATGTTTTTCAATAAGTGCCCATAGGGTGTAACGGTGCGTCCATTAGAATAATTGTTCGCAATATTGAGTTGCGAATTGTTCCTTGTCGGACAATGATACTTTTTCTTTTGCACCTTCTTCCTTCTTTTGACTTGGGCGTTTCATCAATAGTTCGATGTATCGTTCTTCATCGAGGAGACAATCGACACTACCGGTTCCGATTCCGACCGATTTACCAAGCATAATATTGGCAGATACGGATTGGACACGGTCGACTTCGGAGAATATGGATGCACGAGCAATGATATCATGTGTTTCTTCGAAACTGGTCTTGAATAATGGACCGCGGTCACTCTTGTTGATACCATGTCGGTCAATCGACATTAAACCACCGCGGTTTGTAATGATATCGACAAGTAGTTGGATGTGGCGCGAATTAACATATGCACCACCTGCACTGAATACGGAGAAGATTTCATTGTATAGACATGCACGAGCAGCTTCGAGACCGAGTGTTTCATAGACTTCATAGACGTCATTCGAAAATGTCATATATGGATCTACTGCGGAATGCATGAATACGTCGGACATGTTTGTTCCATCGGTATTGATAATCCATTGAGTCTTCTTGTGGAATTCTTTTAATACTGGGTCGTATGTGCTATAGTTGTGTTCTGGATACATCGATGCGGAATCGATGCCTTTGACACCGGTTAATATGATGTCGTTCAATATAGTCTTTTCGAGCGATTTCAACATACATATCATGTCTTCTTGGTCGCAGTTTGCGTCTTCTTCTTCGGACGACATGACACATTGGAGACGTAGGACGAGATCACTTGCGTTGTCGTCGGTGAATATACAATGGACATCTTCGCGGTCCATATTGAATCGCGATACGATTGCGTGATAGATATCGACCATCTGTAAATTCTTGTCCATCATCTTCATCTTGTCGAGTTTCAGACGGAGAACCCATGGACTATAGATGGTGGATTTCTGATTCGTTGATGCGATTGCTTCGAATTCTTTATAGACGTTCATGATTCCGGCATCTTCTTGAATACTGGAACCTTGATTCAATATACTCTTCGAGTCAAAGTGAATTTCGGATGAGTTGGTGATTTGTTTAATGGTGGTAATTGCGAGTTCATTAAGAACTTTTTGGGATTGTTCCTTGTTGTAACAATATGGTTCTTTTAATATAACTGTAATGGATGGCGCTTTGATATTTCGTGTGACGCTGAGTAATTCCTTGAAACGAGGAACACCTTGATTCACACTGGACTTTGATGCTACGCCGGCTAAATGGAAGGTCGGTTATTCCACATAGTTTCCTATGAGGCCAGAACGTACCTTAAGCATACTCGGGTTGATTAGACCGTCATCATATACCGACACCTTTGCGTTCGTTGAACCCTCTTCGTATCCTATCATAGCGGACGTAGAAGATGAGTTGCGGATTACCCAATCTCTAACCTTATTACCATTGGAGGTCGGCAATTAACCGAGTTCCTCTTGAAACTTTCGTAACAAGAGTGGTAGTTAGAGCTCTAAGGGACTTCCCGCATCCAGGTTGTCTTGCAGGATACCAGTAATAGTTTATATCTGATTTCCTACTAGGAGGTTGCACCCTTTTAAGGCCTCCTGTTTTCGACGCATTTCATCGAACATATTGATACCATTTGCCGTTAAGAAATTGTGTGTTCCTTCTACGGTAACATCATACATCCATCCGTGTATTGGACGGGTTTCTGTAATGGATTTGACTTTATCCCATACGATGTCATTCATTTCATTACCGATTGAATCCACTTCTTGGATTCCGTTTTCAGTATAGATATATTGTTTGTGTTGCGCGATAAGTTGTAAGTCCGCCGTTTGAACATCATCGATGGTTAATCCGACTTGTTCTAATGCAAGACTATTTGCAATTGGTAAAATATCACCGACTTTTAAGTCATAACCGTCATACGGTTGTATCTTACCATCAATAAGAGTTAGGAATGATTTACCTTTTGTTGCACGAACAGTTCTTCCTGATTCCAGTTCGACTTCTAATATTGTATCAGTCCCGTCATGATTAATAACTGGATGGCGTGTAATTGCTTCTAATTTGGTCCATACCATGTTACCTTGTTCGTCACATGAACATGCTTTCCAGTCGTGACCGTCGTCTAATTCAATATAGATTTGGTTGTTTTCCAAGTGTTGGACTTTTGATTGGTTACACTTGGTATAGTATTCGTCAATCCATTCACCAATTTGCGGTGTAACGATTTTACCGTCACACATGATTACGATTTTAGTGTTCCAATCAACACTGTTTAACGTATTATGCACTAAAACATTATCGTCAATCATAAAACTATCATTGCCTGGCACGGTAAAGTCATATACGTATTCTTGTGGGTCATCGATATACTTTAATTCGACGATTTCGTCCCATAATACGTTCGAATCGACTGCCATCTTCATCATCTTCATATATGAATCGACTTCTGAACGTATATTACTATCAATCGAATTTCCATTAATAATACCTTTAAATTCTTCATAGTATCTATTAAAAGTCATTCGACCGATACTTTCTTTTCTGGACCATTTACTGTATTTTTCAGAGCGGTCCGATAATTTTAGTAATCGTGCGATTGTCGAAATTATATTACCAACTACAGGAATTGTATCAATATATTCCGTGCAATTACGACGGTCAGGATTCGATACATAATTCACAATCGATTGCAGAGCTGAAACTTTATGTGGAATACATAGTTCGACGCATTCCTTGAAATTGACTGCGAGATTCTTTGGTATTTGTAACGTATAGAATACCTTGCCTGGATAATTACATGATTTTTCTTCGCAGAATGTTGCGAATATTGAGCAGAAACCTAATAATCGAGCAATATGATGTAGCAATTCTTTGTTTCGAGAACCACAACGAATCATTTGTTTTGATGCGTCTATATTGCCGTCACCATCGAAGAAACCAGCAACAATACCTTGAATGAACTCTTTGTTTGTATTGTAGATATCAACATCAGAAAATGGTTTTCTGTGGTTTCTTCCTAAGTGTTTTGTAATACTCTTAACAACTTGATGTTGATCTTTCTTTGGTGACTTAAACATTTGCAT